CCCACCATTTGAAACTTTTATAGTATCTAATAAGGTTGTCAAATCCACTTTACCCAATCCACTTAATTGTTTAGCAGTTCCGTTTACCACATTCCAATTGTTATTCGTAAATGTATATCCTTTTGCTGTAAATTTAGTTTCATCTACATTACCACCAAAATCAACATTGAATGATGCTCTCAATACTTCTCCGTTTGAGTGAGTTACACTATTGGTATAAAATTCAGTAAAAGTTGCATCATCAGGGTTAGTCCAAGTTCCAAATTCAACTACATAAGCACAACTAAAATTATTGGGTAAATCGTTCCATTGGTTTCCACCACCCCATTTAGTTACTGCATAATCTTCGTTACCACTATTGTTTGGTTCACCACCTGCCCAGTTATTATATTGACCAACTATGTTTCCGTTTGTTTGGCCGTTTGAAGTTTTGATAAGTGTTCCTGCTTCAGGTCCAGCATCTATTCTCCATTGACCTTCGGTTAATTCATCGGTTAATGCAAACCAAATACTAGCTTGCGGAACATTGGCGAATATAAAAGCATCTTCGGAAGCGGATGTTATGGTTACCAAATATCCTTGCTGACCTTTAAATGTTTGTTGTGATGATAGTGTTCTTGCGTTTGTATATGTTGCTCCGGTTGATATTGGTCTATAAAAGTGTCCGTTTACACCATTGTAGAAATATCCAACGGGATTGACTGTTGCCGCTACCGATAATTGAACATTACCAACTACTGAACCGGTATTTATTTTTAATGATGCTAATGCAGTATTAATATCTGCCATCGTTCCCAATACCACCAAACGAGTTTTATTACCCGTTAGAGTAAATCCACTTGCAGCAATTAATCCTCTTGTTTCATTAAGATAAAATGTAGTATTTGTTGATGGATTTATTAAACTGATTGATGTTAGCAAAGTAGATGTTGCAGAAAATCCATTTAATACAAACCCACTTCCATCTTGCGCTGTTGTGGATGGTATAAACGATTTAGAGTCCGGAGCAGATACACTCTGTCCGAACCCTAAAAATGATATAAGTAATAATAATGTAACTAATAAATGTTTCATTATTCTATTATTAAATCTACTTTCTTACCTGCAGCGTCTACTGCATCTGCCAATACAAAGTAGAATAAACCTGCCGTATTTGTTAATGTTTCTTTAGGTGTGAATATTAACTTATATGGAGTACCTGTTTTAATTCTTGCAGTTTTTAATTGGTCAATAGAACCAAATGTTAATCTACCATTATCTTTTGTTGAGAAGTTGGTAATCGTAGAACCACTATCAAATATTATATTATCTAAAACCAATTTAGTTGAATCATAGTTCATAATAACTTCTAAACCAGCTAATCCTTCTTTTGTTAAGTTTGTAGTCAATACAACTTTACCATTTTCCAACGTAGATGTAATACCCAATGTTACTTTCTCAAATACAGGTGCAGTATATGCCATTGTTTGAGTTGAGAATGATTTTATTTGATTATCATTAATTGAATTTGTATAAACACCTTGTGTGATTCTTGTTGCAATTGTGTCAGGATGAGATGAATGTGACCAGTTTAAATCACCACCCCATGCGAATACTGCATCTACCGTCTGTTGCGGTGATGTAATAAATACTCTATTTTTAGTTACACCATCCAACCAACTTTGATTTAATAATCCACTATGCCATCTCCAAGAAGTTGCAGTTTGTGTTGGAATGAATGCATTTGTAGAAACATCTTGTCCCATTACATATGCAAATAAGTTGTATGAATCACTTTCGTTGAATGTCATATCATTCTTTGTCACATTACCTATTTTCTTTTCTAAAACAGGTCTCGTAAAGAAGTTTGCAGTTCCACTAATATCGGTTTGCGAATGTCCTAAAAATGCCTTATATGCATCGGAGACAGTGATTATATTGTTCATCCAAGCTTTTGATGATGTAGGTGATACAAATACACCAACACTATCACCCACTTTAATTTGTGTTGTGAAAAGTGCTTCTCCACTCGCATCCAATGGTAATTGTGCAATAGGTTGCTGTGACCAATCAATATCACCACTACCATCTGATTTTAATTTCATTAATTGAACATTATGTTCAGAAATTGTATATCCTTGTGGGTATAATACTCTAACTTTGAATTGAGATGTATTACCTGTTACATTTGTTATAGATGACCAACCACCACCATAGATAGTTCCAACATTTGCCCCAGCAGTATCGGTGCCAGTTGCTAAATCTATTTTGAATATATTGTTGTAAGTGTTTTGGTCTTTTAATACATATTTTTGAGTTGCAATCAATCCATTAATAGATGTATCCGCTCTTTGAACCGTCAATTGTCCAACATTCCAATCTGCATTAACTGCATAATTCCAAGGTGTTAATCCATATTGTACATTCAAATCATTATCACTTGCTCCACCATTGAAAGTAAATTTATAGTTACTCCAACCTGTGTAAAAGGTTTGAGTTGATGAACCCTGGTTGAAGGTAGTTGATAAATAATTAAATGCCTTGTTGTTATATTGGTATCTAAACCAAAGATAACGTGGATTTTTATTTACCGAACCTTTTGTTAAAGTGTATTTGACAGTGATAGTATCACCAACTTTTAAACCAGATGATGGTGTTAGTGATTGACTGATTGTTAATTGACTAAATGCCGATAGGGATATACTTAAGAATACCCCTAAAAATAAAATTAATTTTTTCATTATTTTTTCTCTCCTAATAGTTTGGTGATTAATTTATCAGAACCTTTTTTAAGTGCATTACTCAATGATGTTTGATTAAATTTACCACCCTCATCTATTATGAGAGTTGACATTGAGATTTCTGATGAACTTTCTTCTACTATAACCTCTTTGTCTTTTTTACCATCTTTGTATAGTATTCCCTTCAAACGAATTACCACTTCTTCTTCTCCTTTATGGAAAACAGAAATGTTTGTTTTTGTAGATAATACATCCAAATATATAATTGAAACTTTTAATTTTTGTGTTGCATTTGGTGATAAATCCAATCCTCTTTCCTGCAAATATTCTTCTAAAATATTCTTAACACCAAATTCCAATTTTCTATTACCCGCTAACTTACCAATTTTAACTTCATTGGTAACACTTTCAACCCAAATATGAGCATCTTCATCGTACCAAATGTTTTCAGGTGAATTTTTGAACGTTCCGTCAAATTTCCAACTAAACCAGTTTGCTACTTTTGTTGTAATATCATTTCTACCCGATAGCTCTAATCCAACCATAGTAACCTGGAATGCTAATGCAAGTATAACCCATACAACCCCTAACTTAACAAGACCTAATGCTAATTCTTCTTGCCAATGATTTCTTAAATGTAATAATTTTGCCTTCATTTTAATGTAATAATTTTATAATGTTATTAATAACAATTTACAAAACACACATTAAAATAACAGAATAATTTATTATAAATATAAACTATTTACCAAATAATCACTAATGATTTATACCATTTCCATATATTGAAGTGTAGATACCCACAACTCCCACAATTAACCAAAAGAAATTCAAAAGGATATATGATTTATTATTTCTCTCCCATGCTGCATACGTTAGAATAACCGCATCAATGGTATTCCATATCCACATCCAAAGGAATGGTGTATCTGGTCCCATAATAGAAAGTGTTCCAAATGCTATTATTCGCATTATCACTCCGATACCTTCTAATAATTCTAATACTTTTTCCGATTTAATTAACTTACCCGTTGGTTTCTGTTTCATATATTTTATTTATTAAGTTATTAAAATCCTTTTCTATATCATAAGTTTCTAATATATCTTTTATTATCATATGATTTTTTTCACATTTACCCACATTATCAATATAATATTTAACAATATCAATTTGTTTAAGTTTATTTATTTTATCTGATAAAATTTCCAATGTTTCTTCATATGTAAAATTTCCTTCTGGAAATAAATTTATATCATCAAATGTTTCAAATCCAAATTTCTTTAAAAATTTAATTTTATCATTATTGTATTCAAATGATAAAAATGGAGTTCCACACATTAAAGGCCAATATGATTTTTCTGTTACTTTTACACATTCATTTGATTTTTCAGGTCTACTAAACATAGATTCTGAATAAATGTTAAAATGTGCCTTCGATATTCCCATAACAACATCTATATAGTTGTTACTATCGTTCCATTTGTATTTATCATTTGTTTTTGAAAAAAATGTTTCGTCCGATGCCAAATATGTGAATATATTATACTCACCTATTATTTCTTTTAATTTCGATACCAACGCATCTCTATACGGTCTTTTTGCATTGTTGAATGAAACAAAATCATAACTTTTGTTTCTCACAAAATCTAATTGAATTAAAACATCAACAAATTGATATATGGCAAATTCTTTTGATAATGAATAGCATATTTCAGTATCATATAATAGTATATTAGCACCCAATACAATTGGTTTCTTTTCAAAATGAGAACATAAATTTGTTAAATCAACAACATCTATATGCTCATGTATACTATCTATAATTATTCTACGCTTTCCTAACTTTTCTAATTCTTCAAATTTATCATTTACATACAATTCCTTTAAATAAAAAACACTACAAACTATAAGTTCACTACCTTCAACATTTTCAAATCTAATATTTGTAGAACCTTCATTTTTATTAGGAAATAAATAATGAGTTCTATGTTCTTTATTGAAACGAGTTAGTGTATCTGGATTTATTATTTCAATTTGTAACATTTTCTATGTGTTTTATTATATTATCCGCAATTAATCTCGAACCTCTAAATGAGTTATGTTCATCTTTGAATATGCCATTTGTATCATATTTAAATGCCGATTTTTCTAAATGTAAATAATAATATATTAAATTATGATTTTTATTTAAACCCTTCTCAAACAACACACAATTTGTGTATATTTCTTTTTCTAATTTTTCATGCAAATCATCCTCATCTATATACTTGCTTACAACATTTTTTGTATCATGTTTAAAGCAAAATTCCAAATTATCACATAAACAAAAAACAACAAGACCACCCAATGATTCTATATAGTTTTTTAAAGTTAATCCCATAAAAATTTCATTTATCTGAAATACATTTGGGTCATAAAATCTATAATACCAATTACCCGCTTGCCCAAAATCATCAAAATCCACATTATCAAAGTTATCTCGCATTGCTGTTAGGTTGATGAATCTTTTACTTGTATTTGACCAAAATTCACTTCTACTACCATTAGGCCATTCTAATAAAAATATAGTATCCGATATATCTTTTGTTTTAAGAATATATTGCATTGTTTTCCTAAATACTCTTTGAAAACTACCACCATATATTGATTCATCTATCAATTCTAAATCAAAATGGTCAGCAACTAATTTGGGATATTGAAATTTTTTTCTTACCCAATCATAGTTGTTAAAAAAACTATTTTTTTGGTACACCATTTTTTCAGATGTATTTATATCTTTGGTTTCATCAAATAAATGAAATATATCTGCATTATTATGCCCATGTCCCCACATATAAGAACATCCATTACTATATAACTTATTGTATTTTTTCATATAATTTATTTAATAAAACTTCACCTAAATATTCATTGCCATCTTTTGTTAAATGTAAATCATAATTACCTCCACCAAAAGTATGCCAATTAGTTATTTTTTTATCAAACGATATCCTACTAAAATTAAATATATCTGTTTCAAATTCTATTAAATCCAAATTTTTTAATTTTTTATGATATTTTTTATCTATTTTTCCAGTATGTATTTTATTTGAAATATATAGATTATTAAATTCATTTTTAGATGTTACCAATTCTTCTGGATTTGATAGTGATTCCCACAAAAAATGAACAAATTTAATATTCTTGCTATCTAAATATGCTTTTAAAAAATCTATTTTTTTAATTAAATCTTTAAAATACAATTCATCATCATAAAAACAAGTTACAAATGATTCATACATATTTTTCAAGTACTTCTTTTTTTCAGATGGTATATAAGGTGGCCATTCACCTGTTTTTTCATCCAATAAGAAACTATGAAAAATCATATTCATATCATTTGGTAGCCATAATCTATTTAGATATGAATATTGGATTATATAAAATACATTTTCATTAGTCTCTAACTCAGCACTATTATAAACATCATTTATTATTCTATCATTTGCATTTCCTGAAAATGCCATATTTTTAAAATATACATTTTGATATCCATTTGATTTAAAAAATGATACTAATTTAGTATTACCATAGAATGGTCCATTTGCTGAATGTGAGCATCCAAATATTTTAACAACACAATTCATTATGGTAATTTAACTATTTCATTTTTAACTATGAAATCGTATAATTTCTTTGCATACTTCTGATTATGTTCTGCCGTTGCATGTTTTCCATCTACTGAAAATTCTCTAAAATCTCCGTATTCCCCATCAAATCTATGTGAATCGGTAACAACTTCATCCATTAAAAAAGAACCATTCCAAGTGTATGGTATATTTCTTGCTTTTAAAAAATTTGTTATTAATAAATGATTTTTATACCAATTTATTAAATCGTTTTCATCATGTGTAATTCTTGCTATGGATTTATATTCTTCCTTTCCCTCATCATCCTCATCAAAATATCCCCACGGATTCATATGAAATGGTTCTAAATCACCATTGTATCGGTAATATTCTTTACGAGATGGGTATGTGTACATTATATTAACCAAATTTGGTCTAAACGTATCAACCATAGTAACTATACATCTAGCTACATAATCGTTACTTCTGCCACCAAATCCAGCATTTAAATCAACACCATTATTTATTAATTTTGAAAAGTAATTTGGCCAGGTTTGACCATCACTAACACCAACTCCTTCGGTATGTGAACAACCTACGGACATGATACGAAATCCATTTTTATAAATGGAATCACCTCTAAATCCCAATTCATTATATGTGTAGGTATTTGTGCCAGATGTATCGGAACCAGACCCATTAAATGATTTGTTTCTTCTTTCTTCTAATTTCCATCTGTATGTTGCAACATCAAAACCACTTTTTTGCCAAAACCTTATAGATTTCATTATTTAGTTTTTAAGTAACGAAGTGCTGCTTTATATACGTCTTTTTGTTTATCGTAATTTAATGCAGAACTTATTTTTATATTTCTACCTGTATCGGAGTTTTTAATTGTTTTATCTAAAATAGATTTTTTCTCTTTCGGAGATTTGTTTTTAAATTCTTCCCAATCAGTTTTTGGTATTGGAGGTTTTTCATCTGATTGTTTAGATGTTGAAGTATTATTTCGTTGGTCAAATGGTTTCCCATTGTGTACAACGTGTTGAATTTTAAATGTAACATTTGGATATTTTTGTCTTAATTCACCAACTGCTTTTACATTTTTATGAGAATCATCTACAAAATAAACATCCTCATATCCTTTTTTAATTTTATCTTCAATCCAATCTGCTTTATGTTGAGGGTCAGAACTACCCAATGCAGCTACATATACATCACCCATTCCAATATCTTTAAGATAATCTTTAACTGGTTTATATGAAGCTCTTGCCGTTAGTATCGCAACATTTCTTCTACCTGCCGATTCTATGAATTTTCTTAAAAGATTTGTATATTTTTTAATTTCTTCGGGTTCATTTACTCTTTCAAAATCAGAATAATCAAATTTATCATCACTTTTTGGTTCATAAACTGCGTATTCCGCTGGTGTTAATGTTGATTTTTCACCGTCTTTATGAGTAACGTAAATGTGAGATTTTGTTTTTACCAATGTATCATCAAAATCAAATATTCTTAATTTTTTCTTCTTTAATTCTTCTTTGGTTGCTTCATAAACTGGTTTAAATGCAAATGCAAATGGATTTGAATAAACTTTACCCAATTCTATATTACTACCATTCCAATTTGTGGTTGATATCTGTGCTTTTAATCCAAAAAATTCATTTAATAATTTCTTACCCATTTAGAATTTGCTTTTTTGCTTTTGGTAAGGCTTTTTCTAATTTATCATTTTCTTTTGTAAGAAATTCAACCTTAACACTCAATGCTGCTACTTCTTTTGTAAGTGCCAACACCATATTACGAAGTTCATCTTTCTCTTTTGAAGATGCTTCTAATAGAGCTTCTAATTTAGCTATACGGTCTTTACAATCATGTCTAATGAATTCATCATCTCTTTCCTTTGCCATTGCTCTTTTTTCATAGAATCGCCAAGCACCAGTTCCACCCAATATTGTTATTGCTGTAATTAAAACAGAGTATACATTATCCATTAGTCATTTCCCTCCTTATCATCAATTTCATGATATCCAGTATTTGCCTGATTGATGAAGTTTTGTGCTTGTGATATATGGTCTTGAATCCAACCTGCTAAATTTTTTTCAGATGTTCCAATTTTTCCTTTAAGTGATTGTGCATTATTTATTATATCATCTAATAAATTTATAGCCATACCAACTTCGTGGTCACCATCTTCTTCTTTTAATTGATATCTCTCTTTTATTACACCAGATTCTATGAGAGATGTTCTAATAAATTCTTTTAATTGTTTTTTAGTCATCTTATTTTATTTTTTTTCTCAAAGATTCTCTGATTTTATTTTTAAATTCTTTAATTGGTTTGATTTCTTTGGCATATAATTCTGTTATTTTATTATATACTCTTTCGTCTGCTCTTTCTGCCAATCTCCAACCTCCGCCTTTTAGTTCGTAATTTTTAACAGCACTTGCATTGTTACCCCATTTACCCATACATTCTTTCCATAAAGGAAGGTCAGTAGGATGTGCTACTTCTTTTTTAACTTTGTTAGGTAATCCGGTATGAGATGTTGATGCGATATCTTTGGCATCTTTTTTAGATATATCACCTGCTACCTTTTCCACTTCCTTACTTGCAGGTTCTTCACCTTTTTGTGCTGCGTGCACCATACCGAAGAATCTTTGTTGTGCTTTACTTACTGCTGGCATAATTTATATTTTTACTTTATATAAATATATTCGTTTTGCCTTTCGGTTAATTTATTGAACTTAAATATTATATCCATTGCTTTCATTTTCTTTCCTTCTACTCCGTATTTCTTTATATGAAGCATAATTTCCGAAAAGAATTGTGGATGTGTCATTTCATTTAATTTATTACAATCAATTTCAACAAATATATCACATTCTTTAACGGCTTGTTCGGTATAACTAAATTTAGTATACAAATTTTCAGATGTATTTTGTGATTCAAAATTTATATATCTATCAGTTGCCAATTTAGTATTCATTGTTTGGTTTTCCAAATAGATTTTATCAAAATATAAATCAAATAACCATAGCCAATTTGTATTTATATTTTGAACTTTAACTCCCATTTGATATCTTGGAATTTCAATTGGATGTCCAACTTCATTCATTATTGGTGTATGTTTCCATTTACGAATAAATTCTTTTGTTTTATGAATACTTAATAATTGCCAATCTCTACTTTTAGTTTGCAAATCTTCTGTATTAGTTGCATGTTCGAATTGTCCTCCTCTACAAGTTAGATGATATACTAATGAAACTCTTGGTTGTATAAATTCATACCCCTTCAATTTCATTCTTAAAAATATATCCATATCTTCTGCTAATGAATTAAGTGCAGGATCGTGTTTTATATAATCATTCTTATACATTAACCAGGGAGCAAATATACCATTCGTTGTTTCAAAATTATTGAATGAATTTGATACACAAAAATCTTCAAATGCATCTTCCATAAATCCATCTTCAATATTTTTTTCTGGCCATAAACCAAAATCTATGGTTATTTTATCATTTGATGGTGGGTGTAATGGCGGTTCCACTCTCGTTGCTGAAACTACTTTACCTTTACCAATATATTCCAACATATATGCAATACAATGTTTTCCCAAAATCATATCAGCGTGATAAATCATAATCAATTCGGTTGTTGCATTTTCTACTAAAAAATCATACGCATTACCTATACCAAATGGATGTTGATTTTGATTTAACCACCATCTTACATTTTTAGGTCTAACTGATTCTAACCATTCATATGTTCCATCTTCATTTTTATCAATCCATACTAATATTTCATAATCAGTTTCACCTATATTTTTTTCAATATAATGAATAGCATGTTTAAGATATCTTAAATTGTTTTTAGATGGTATACAAAAACTTATTTTCATAATTAATTTGTTTGAAATCCTCCAGTTTCACCAACATCCGTAACGTGTCTGCCCCATCCGGCGTGTCTGCAATATCCTTCGTTAAATATAAAAGCAAAATATTCTTTCTCATAATAATATTTACTCAAATCCAATTCTCTACCAATAGAAGCATATCCATCTTCTGGATAATCTTTCATTTTTTTCAAAGATGGGTTGAATGTAAATCCATGCCAATGCCCATCAAATCCCCATTGTAATCTTCTAACTTGTAACCCTCCGAGTATTTTATATGTTGGTGGGACGGTTGGATGTTTACTATCATTTGGGTCTCTAACTATTGCACATATACATTTTTCAACATCAATAACCTTTAATGCCGCTTCAATGAATCCTTCTTTGTAGAATTCCCAATCTTCTTCTAAATGAAAAACATATGGAGTTGTTACATATCCATACATTTTATCAATACTTCTAACTTGTCCTAAATTAACTTCGTTATACCAAAAATTTACTGATGGGAATTTATCTTTTAAATTATCATTACAACCAACTACACCACTATCATCTATAACATGAAATGCACTTAATTGGTATGTGTTATATTTAAAAAAACTATCTAATGTTTTTTCTAATAAGTCTGGTCTATTACAACTTGTACAAACGGCAGTAACCTCTTTCATTATAACCTTATTATTCTTTTTGTTAAATTTAATTTACTAGGTGGTGGATATAAATAACTTTCAAATTCTTCATAACTTTTAAAAATAGGAAAATTTATATTTTTAGAACCTATTGTTATTTTTAGATTTGTATGTGAATCTGTTATATAATTTGAATCATAATCTATATGATGTCTATTTTTTATATTATCCTCCAAATTTTGTTTTTCTAAATGCACTATACCAAATCTTATGTTTGAATAGTAATCTCTACAATGCAATATAAATTCAGGTGGTTGTATATTTGTTAAATATATTTTATTATCTTCATTACTAATTTGAATGAGTAAATCTATTAATAAAATTTCATTTTGAAACCTAGCAGATGGTGTTGCCTTTATAACATCCCAATCAACCAAATCGAATTTACCAATTTTCATATTATTTTTGTTGCAAAAGAAACTTTTACCACTACATTCATGTGAAAATATTATCCAATTCATTATATCGTATCGTAAAGAGCGTTTTGTTTTTCTTGTCTTTCTATATCTTTATGATGTAGTATACAAAATATTTCTTCGGCCGGCAAAATAGAGTAGGAATCAAATCCCTGAATTCTCTCATGTACTTTACCTGCCCAAAATATAGATTGTTTATTTTTATATAATCTAGTTTGTACATCTGGGAAATTAACCCATCCTTTCTCATTAACATTCCATCCCCACTTTTGAATATGTGCTTGTGTTAATCCATTGACAGTATTAATACGAGGAACAAAAAACATATCAATATCTTCATTACTACTTAATACTTTTGGTAGTTGTTTTAAAAATTTTTCATCTACCAATTCATCTGCATCCAATTGGTAAATAAATTCACCAACACAATTTTGATTTAAATGATTTTTGAAATTAGCAAAATCACCATTCAAAGGAAATGATACCAATTTATCAATCTTACCATTTATTAATGATGTGTTTAAAAACTCTATTACTTCTGTTGTTGTGTTTGAGCTATCAAATTGCACAACTATTTCCGTATCTTTTGGCTTCTTGCTTAATAATTCCAATAATTTAGTTACTTCCTTTAATTCAGTTGAGACAGTAACTGCGAAACTTAATTTCATATATTATACCGGGTTTATTTTTGGTTTTGGTATATTGTATTTACCAAGAATAGGAAAATCTTTTGTCATTTTTTTATAATCAAAATATAATTCCTTTATTGTTGATATATTTTTAATTTTATATGTTCTATATACTGCGTAATAATCCATTAATTGGTGATTATATGATAATGTTCTTTCATAAAAAGATTTACCATATGGTTCATCAATTAAATAAGCGTTTCCATTATTCCTATAATGCATATCTTGTTCTTGTAAAAATGTATTATTTACTTCCATATCAATGGACTTTTGAATAAATCTTTCATTTTTAACTTGAGAAAAAAATCTCATAAATTGTATTATAGGCATTTCACTTACCTTAACTGCGTGTATTTCATTTTTAGATTTAACCACACCGATTACCATTAATATAGGAGCTCTTGTATTTCCATAACTTTTGTTTTCTATACTATCTACTGGTGTGTAATTCCATAATCTATAAAAGCCCCCACCTTGCACATTGGTTGGTGGAACTAATATTTCTCTTTTAAAATACTGTCTATAATATGGTATATAATTAGGCATTTTCTTCGTCCTCTATGATTTCAAATTCAGGTATGTTTAATGGAATAAACTGCTTTATTGTTGGAACATAATTTGTTAAAATATTATCAAATAATTTTGTCATTTTTTCTAATCCAAAATTTTGTAAATTCTGTTTACCTAATTGATATGCTCCAATTTTGTATTTATCGTAGTTACTATAAATATCTTTAAATGTTTTTAATGCTTCATTATAATTTACATAAAACCACTTGCTACCTTTAATTAAGAATTGATTTGCTGCACTTTCATGAATTTCTTCTAATTTACCAGGAAGTAAAACCGCACCTTCTCCTAAAAAATCTAAATGACCGCTCCAATTGGATGCGATAACAGGTTTTCCTGTTAAACTAAATTCTAATAATGGTCTACCAAATCCTTCTCCATGTGTAAACGAAACCATTGCTTTAACTTTTGGATGTTCATATAATCCATGCATTTCATCTTCCGTAAAATCTCCATGTAATAGGTAAATAGATGGTGTAAATTTAAATTGTTGAGTTAAATAATTTATTTTAGAAATCATTGCTTCTCTATCTAATATACTAAATCCGGCTGATGATGTTTTAAGAACCAATGCTGGTTTTTTATCTTTTGCACTATTAAATGCTAAACAAAAGGTTTTAATTAACATACCAATATCCTTTCTATCGTGTCCTAATTCTCCTGATAACCAATGACCTGTAAATAAAAATGCAAAGTCTTCCTTAATTTCATCTAATTCGGAAATATAAGGAACTACATCTGAACCAAATGTTTTCTCATTAAACCCTTCAAATAAAACTTCTACTGGTTTAGTTATTTTATGTTCTGCTACAATTTCACCTGTTTGGTTATTTTTTTCTTGATATGTTGTTTTAACCAAAACATCCTTTGTAAATTGAGAAGGTACAATAATTAAATCCATTCTATTACAACCATGAATAAAGTCAATAGAACATGCAGATGTTTCAGTACCTGCGGTTATACCAATATTATACGTTCCTTTTTGTTGGAATTCATTTGGAACTGTCACCTGAATATAAACATCAGGTTTTCTTTCAATTGGCTTTCCAATCAATTCCATAATTTTTACATCATCTTCACTATTTCCCAATCCTGTCATCGGAGTTGAGCCCCATCTCGTTGATACTACTGCTATATCATATTTGTCCATTTTAATTAAAGATTTTAATAAATCTCTACTATGGTCACCATAACCACTACGGGTTGCTACGGGTGCCTGATATACTAAAAATGGTTTTTTAACTTCTGCCATAACTTATTTTACTTTAAATAATTCGTATTTTTTTCTAGGTTTCCAATTTTTAAATGCTCCTTCCATGCCATCTGATAATGTTTTACACATATTTTCTGCACTTAATCCACCATCACCAATCATCCACTTTCTGCCTTTTAATCCTGCTTCTTTTCTAGCTTCTCTACCCACAACATACCAATCTCTAATTAAAGGTGCTACATCTTCATAATCAATTCTATCATCAAAAATATATGGTGTAGGAACCGAACCCGTTGCGGAACGAACTGGCCAAATTGGTTTAGCCCAATCACCCCAAACATGCGTATTCTTTTTATGTTTATCATGCAAAGAACCTATTTGAACATAATCTTCTGCGGTTAATAATTTACCACTTCCTTTTTCTCTAAATCCACATTGGTCTTGCAAGCCACCGGTTACTGTCGTAATGATTGGAGTACCCGCCATAATTGATTCCGCAGTGCCCAATCCAAATCCTTCGTTTGAAGATAAGGTAAGAGTAACATCTGCTAAATTATATAGATAATTTAATTCCTCATCTGGTCTTTTCTTTTCATCAAAAATAATTGTACATTCAGGAACACAACAATCTCTAACTACCGCATGTAGGTCTGTTCCATTTTCATCAACAGCTTGTGTGTGCATTACCATACACACTTTATCTTGTTCTTCAGGTCTTAATGATTTAACAAACTCATTGAATGCAAGAATTGCTTCAATTGGTTGTTTTCTTCTAATATTTCTATTTGTCCAATATACAATATAATCATATTGTTTTGTTCCAAATAATTCAGTTTTAATTGATTGAGGAACATCTGTTGGTTTATATACATCTGAACGAATACCATGTGGTACATAACTTACTTGCCAATCTTCTGGTTGTTTCCATTGTGATTGTGCATTGCTTCCCCAAACTCTTTTGGTAATACCATATGTTTGCTTTGAAATGCAACCTATCCAATCACAACTTTCATAATAATTACGATTATATTTTGGGTCTGGTAAATCATCCCAAATATGATAGAAAAATATTGGTGTATGCTGTCTAATTTCGTGTTCGATTTCATATAACCAAATCCAATATCTCGGGTCTGTAAAGTGTAGGATTGCATCTGGTTGTTCTGCATTAAGAACCTGTCTTAATGTATCAGGTGTACCATAACCGGATGATGCGTATAGTTTTACACTTGCATCTTCTACGCCAGTTCTACCCTTTATATCATCGCTAAGGTCGAATACTTTACCTTCGTCTGGATGTTTGATTGCAGCTCCCAATTGTACCCAATCATACTTATCAACTGTCCCTAATACCAATTGTCGTGATATGGTTGCAATACCACTTGTCATTCTTAAATCATCTGATAGTAACAGAATCTTCTTTTTTGCCATAACTTATTTTTGTTTCTTAAAATTGTGAACCACTTACTTGCAACTCTGTGTGTTGTTTTATTTGCTCTCTATACATTTCATCTTTAACATACAAGTGTAAACTTCTATTTACAACTTTTTGTAGATTTGTTTCATCTTCAATTGTATGTACTTTAAATTTGTTGTACAAACTTTCCAAAACCTTTACAGAGGTAAGTCTTGTTTTTACTTTTGACATATTTCCTCGTTTTATTTATTTATATATATAAATATATATTTATTTAAAAAGAGGACATATTTTTTTATCTTTAAATTCACACCATTTACAATTTTTATTTTTCTCACCTGGATTTGGTGTGAAATCTCCTTCTAAATTGTATGAACCATCTTCTTTAAATACCGAATTTACAAATGACATAAATTCAGCAACACCTTTCTTTACCGTCACTGCACCATGTGCGGGAACAAATACTGAAATATGTGGGATTGGATATTCAAAATCTTTATTTACTTTTCTTTTAATGATATGATATTCTACTTTTATTTTATTAATATCAATCTTATATTGTTCTGCTAAAAAGTGTTTATATAACAACAACTGATTAAGTTTTGTTTTATCTTTCTTCATATCTTTTGTCCAACCTCTACCACTTGTCTTAAAATCTATGATAAGATAATCACCCGATGGCTTGTGTTTTAAAAGAACATCTATAAATCCTAAATAGTTTACATTCTCTGCTACTTTTAAATTTAAAGCTCTTTCAATACCAACCAATTCCCAACCTTTCTTTGAAAATATAGTATCTGATTTTTTCCTAAACCATTCCAATATTTCTAATCCATCACCATAAAATTCTTCTAATTCTTCCTTTGTTGCAACAATTACTCCTTCTGGTGCATTCTCTTGTTCTTTCTTAAAGTTTTCTCTCAAACTATCTAACAACATTTTTTTCAAATCTATTTCATTGGCTTGTTTTTTACTTACACCATAAAATACCGTCAAATAATGTTGTAAAACTTCATGCATAGCAGTCCCAAATATTGTATTGATATTTGAATTAAATTCTTTTAATCCATCTATATACGCTAATTTGTATTGTTGTGGACAATTTGCCCACATTGTATATTGAGAGTAACTAACTTTTGCCATTAAATTTTAAGTTTTAATTTTGTAATTTCTTTTTTATCAACACCATACTTTTCACATAAAGATTGAATATGTTCCCTACCACTTCTAGTTTCATATAGAATATCAATATATTCCTCAATATGTTCCTTACTTTCAGTATATTCTTTTACCATAATATCGTATAAAAAATCTTCATAATCGGAAGTTTTTTTACCCTTCATCCATTTAAGATAATATTTCTTTTTTGGTATTAAATCTATTAAAGTTTTATATAAAATTTCTGGTTCCATCTCCTGTATTAAGGATTGAATTTCTCCTATCGTTTCTATTAGTTCATAACTCATAGAAAGATATCGTATTATCATATAGTTACTCCAACTCTTTTTATCTTCCTCACTTATTTTTTTAAAATAGTTTGGGTCTTGAACTGATGTAACTGCGTTGATATGGTCAAATAATCCTAGTCTTTTACTAACTGATGATTCCGCCATTTATTGGTTTTATTTTGTTGTTTTTAAATTCTTCTGGGATTAATTCTTCACAAACTGTCCCACAATTTGCACATAAAAAAACATCATATGGTCCCATAACATCGTTAGGTAACATAGATACTAATCTACTTAATTTTTTTACTTTTACTGCGGGTAAGAATATATCCCCATTACATTTAACACATTGTAATTCTTGTGCTTTACTCCAATCTAATTGTTGTACCGGTTGTCCTTTTTCCATAACTTTTATTTAATAATCATTAATAAATCCATTTCTCTACAAAGCATATAATCTTTGCCTCCCAACTTTACATTGTTGATATTCATACTACCGCCAGGTAACATTACACTATCACCAACTTTTACAGCCATAGGGATTAATACACCATCATTTGTGTAAATACCCTCACCTACTGATACTACCTTTCCGATTTTGTTATCTCCCATTTTAGCACTATCTGGAATAATAATTCCGTTTACTGTCGTTTCTTCTACTTTTGTTTCAATTAGGACTCTATCTCCTAATGGTTTTGCGAGTTGAAATGTTTCGTTTTTCATTTTTATTTAATTGTATTAATTATTGTTATCATTGTTGCCATAAACATTATTTCTTTATCAATTACAAAAGTATCTTTGTACATACCATCTGCAATTGCAATTGTTATATTTGATGTGTTACCACTTGCATATTCATCAACCTTTTCATATAGGTAAGAATAAACCTCTGCAAAGTTTTTTACTTTTGCATCTAAAACTGTCTGTCTTACTTCCATATAAGTTGTTCTTCTATCTGCACTACTTTTTAGTATATCAACTATTTTAGTTTTAAAATCAGAACTTACAATAGATTGTTTATCTAATTTTAATTCACCCTTTGAAGATTGCAATTGACAAGTATTTAATACTCTACGAATATCTGGGTAAAATTGTTGTACAATTTCGCCTAAAACTTTAGGTTCAAATGTAATCTTTTCAGCTTCCAATATAGATGCAACATGCACTGCCACATCTTTTTTAGTTGGTGGAGTTACTGCAAATGTTTGACATCTACTTAAAATTGGTTCAATAATCTTTTCGTGATAATTACAAGTTAGGATAAATC